TTTGCTACTATTTTTTTATCTTCAATCTTTTCTTGTGTTCTACCATATGCTGATATGCCTAATACGGCACCCATAGCTATATGAAAGAAACCAGCGCCTTGTAATGTCAATGGATTCCATTGTGTAAACACAACTGTTTTTAAATATGTCGCTTGAGCAAAATTCCATAGTATAGGAAATATAACAAAATCAAAGGCACAAACGGCCAGATATAACCAGCCCATAGCAGGACGCCATTTAGTATTAAAATTTGTTTCTTTATTCTCTACACTCATTATTTCTCCCTTGCTCTTTTATCGTTTTCTTCTTTAATATAATTAACTAACATTTGAACGTAAATATCACGCTCCCATGGTATCATACTTTCAATCTCAGTTAATGAATATTTATGATGTTGAACTAAAGCAAAATTGGTTTCATATAAGGCCTCTAGGGTATTGTGGGCGAGGCCTATACGAAAAAATCTTGTAATCCCTCAAAGGTTATTTTACTCTTAACCTTTGTATTAGGATTCTCTACTTCAACTTCATGTTTTAATCTAGGTAAAGTATCAAAAAACTTTTTAATAGACGTAAATGCATCTTGTGGTAAGTTTTCTAAAAACTCTTTCATTTCATCTTTAGTAACATCTTTTGATGGATATATTTTATCGCCTTCAAAGATATGGTCAACACACTCAATTAGAATCGAAAATATTGATTCAAAATTTTTAGTATTAACTTCTTCGCCCACTATACCCAATGTACCTACAGAATATGTTGATAATGTAGGATATTTTAAAACTAAACCTAAGTTTCTTTTTTTGTCTATTAATATTTTATTTGTATGTTCTTCATTTACATGAACTTCTACTTTTGTTAAATCAACATTAACTTCAGTATAAGTTTTGCCATCATCAGGACAGATAACTTTAAAATTAGCAATTTCACCAATTGATTTTGCTCTTATATTTAAAAATATATATTCTATATCAAATAATGGTAATGTATCTACTTTTAACGTATTGAAAGTACAAGCATCAACTATTTCTTTTAAAGCGTTGACCATATCTTTATTATCTTTTGATTCTAAAGCTATGTACAGTATTTTTTCTTCTTTAACTAAAAAAGGCCTGTATTTAACCTTTTTATCCGTGGATGGTAATGTCAATTCATAACTTGGGACATCAACTCTTGGTAACACCATAATTTACTCCTTTATATTAAATATTAAGTGGTGGAAAATTACCAAATGGAGGAAATACTCGACCACCTGTAATACCACCGATTGGTATTCTTCTTTTTAATCCTTCTAATACTTCTGTACCAGCTCTTCTTAATTCTGGAGGTAATTTATTTATGAAACTACCAAAAGCACCATATTTACTCTTTACTGTAACATCAGCAAAGTTAGGACTACCTAATGCTATATTACCTGATCTATCAATAAAGTAATTAATCCAATATCTAAAATCAAAAGTAACATTAAATGTTTGTGCATCATTAACATCTGCTGAATATTCAACAGCACTAATTGTTTTTGGATAAACATCAAATAATTTAATAGCATAAGTTACATCATCTCTTTCATTTCTGCTTTCAAAACTACCTAATTGAAATATATTGCAGTCAGAAACATAATTATCATAAAAATTGTAATTATGTGAACTTGTGCTAAATGCTGAATTTTGCCATACTTCAAAGTATGATCTTTCTCTCATAAATTTATCTGTATAAAATGTAGCAGTAATAGGTGAAGATTTATAATCATATACAAATTTACGAGTAGGTCCATTATGTTTAATTTCTTTTGTTTGAGCATCTCTATCTGGCATACTAATAGAACGACAAAATGCTTGAACTCTTTTAGCATTTGCTATTTGAACTGCTAATAATTCTGATTGACTTCTAAATGTTTGTTGTAATTCATTGGCAGCATTAGATAATTGATTTTCTTCTAAAAATTCTATTTGTGGATTGTTACCATTATTATTTAAAGCATTTAATGGCACACCTTTTGGTAAATTAAATTCAACATAAAATCTGGCTTTACGAGCAAATCCTTCTGCTTCATTTACATATGATTGATAACGGCCTATTGTAGTAGCTGGATTACCACCAGCTTTTTGTTTAAACCTAGGATCATTTTCAACGTTATCTAAAGAACGATCACGAGGAATACCTAATCTTACATCAAAACCACCAATTCTTCTGCCTGCTCTTAATATGGCCATTATACAACACTCCTTGAAGCAGCATAAACACTAGCAGCAGAACTTTTTTGAAATTGTTGAACTGGCAAATAAACAGCAATAGCGGCCTGTGTTAAATCTATTTTAAGAAAACTTGATCTTACGTGTTTATACAAATACTTTTTAATAGTAGGCTTTACAAGTGATATTGATTTAACACCTGAATAACTTACATTTAATCTTGTTGTTTTATCCATTTTATTATTTGTGGCAAATCTTTGTATTTGATCTAACAATCTAAATCGAAGTCCTGGTGGTAGATAATGAAAATTTATTCCACTAAATCCGCCTGGTATAGCCTCTAAAGGTAATACAAGTGGAAACGTGTCATAATAAGGTAAAGTCTTTTTATACTTAGGGTCATAAAAAAATAGATTTAATAAACCTATATTAGGTCGACCTGTAAGTTTACCTTGACTCATCAATTTATTGGCACTCATTCTATCTGCTATTGAAGCGACAGCCTTTTGATACCAACTTGCTGATTTTTGTGTTCCACCTTGTTTATCTACGAGAGTGTCTAATATACTTGCCATTTAATATATTTATATCTAACTATAGACACCTATGTCTTTTTCAGTAAAGATTTTAAACTCTAAATCGTTGCCTTCACAATACACTTTAGCGGCTTGCCATTTAGCTTGGTTCTTTATATATTCTAATTGTTCACTCACAAAAGAACGACTTTGTTTCTTTGGTTTCTTAGGTGGAAAACACTGGCGATATGGTTTTATTTCAACCATATATTTTTTACCTGTTTTCAATTTAAAGATAAAGTCTGGAAAGTATCTATGAATACGATAATCAATAGGTGAACGATAGATAATAGGTATTTCTTCACTAGCCCAAAACTCAACAGCATCATTTTTATCCAAATACACCATCATACGTCTTTCTAATAGTGAACGATATACTATTCTATTTGGGTCACCAGCGTACTTTTTAGGGTGTGTAGGTTTGTAAATTCCTTTATAACTTGCTCTCATATCACATATAAATATTACTATTAATCATATAAGGTATTTATCGTGTTAGGAAAGATAGCAAATATATTTTCACAAAATGTAAACAATTTAGCAGGTGGAGTTTTTAATAATCAAGCTACAAATGCAGCAGCAGCAAAAATATTAAATAAGTCACCTTTAGAAATTAGTAATACACCTGCATCCGCCTTAGCAAATAATCCATACGAGTATGGTGAGGTATATTATCCTTCAGAAATTGCTAATTTAGGTACAGGTCATTATATGATTTTTGATATTTTAATGCACAAACATTCTAAATTTAAAAATAAAACATCAGGTTCCGTAGATTTGACAGGTATTGATGATTTAGGTCAAGTAGGAGAAAATCAATCAAGTAAAGGTGCTGCTAGAGCACAACTTATAAAAAATAATAATTTACAAAAAAGATTAGTTAAAGTAGATTCAGGTATACAAAAATTAAATAACACACATACTCATGTTTCAGATTCAATTATTTTATATACGCCTCCTCAAGTTAAAACATCATACAAAGTAAATTATAAACAAGCTGAAACAGGTTTTGCTGGGTTTTTAGGCCAATCTGAGGGAGCCGTTGATGCTTTAATAAAAACAGGTAAATTATTAGGTTATGCTACTGAAGCTGCTCTTGTTGCAGGCTTGAGTGCAATTCCAGGTGTAGGAGATATAAAAGCGGTTACAGATAAATTTAGAGGAGCGGTGCAAAATCCTAATTTTGAAATGGTTTTTGAAAGTGTACCTTTTAGAGATTTTAATTATACTTATGAATTTGCTCCTAAAAACCAAAAAGAAGTTAATGCTGTACAAAAGATACTTCAATTATTTAAGTTTCATATGCAACCTGAACAAGCTCAAGGAACATCATTTTCTCTCGGTGGTGGTGTTTCAAATTTTTTAATTGTACCATCAGAATTTCAAATTACGTATATGTATTTGGATAATATAAATTCATATATACCTAGAATTAGTCGTTGTGTATTGACAAATTTAGAATTAGATCAATCGCCTGAAGGAGTATTTACTACTTTTGGTGGTGACGAAAAAGGTGCTTTTCCTACAATAACTAAAATGGTAATGACGTTTACTGAAACAGAAATAATGACTAAAAAAAGAATTACAGAAGGCTTTTAATTATGGCGTATTTTTCACAATTTCCTAAAGGATTATATGATTTGAAAAAAGACGGCAATTCAAAGGTAGTTGTTGATTTAATGAGGAGGGTAAAAATTAAATCAAGTATAATTGATGAGGTTAGTTTATATGATCTTTATGATGTTATTGATGGAGATACACCTGAAAGTTTAGCATTTAAAATATATGGGGATTCAGAACTACATTATATAATTTTATTAACTAATAATATTTTAGATAGATATTATGATTGGCCTTTAAATACAGTTGAATTTGAAAATTTTTTAAATGAAAAATATATAAATCCAGATGGTATACATCATTACGAAATTTCTCAATCAAGTGGTGCTACTTCAGGTTTTTCACCAGATGATTACTCATACAAAATTGAAGTAAACAGTACAACAGCAAATGCTGTTTCTGTAACTAATAGAGAATACGAAGAAAGATTACAAGATAAAAAAAGACAAATAAAAATATTAAATCCTTCATATATTGGATTATTCATAGATGAATTTAAAAAATTAATAGTTAGAGATTAATATGTATAGTTATTTAAGTGGTGATGTTTTATCAAGAGCAGGTAACTTTTCATTAAATTCAGTTAATTTAGTATCATATCAAGGTGTTGACGGCACAAGTCAACCTTTTAAATTATCAATTACAACACTAGTTACTGAAATAAACATTTATGAAAGCATTTTTAATAAAACTCTTTCAGGAAATATATTAGTAACAGATGCTACAAATATTATTTCCACATTACCTTTAACTGGATTAGAAAGAATAGAATTTAAATTAAATACACCAGGCATAACTAGATCTTTTGATTTTACAGAAGAAACAGGCCATCCTATGTTTATATATAAATTGGATAAAAGACAAGGTATATCACCTAGAGCACAAGTTTATGTATTACACTTCTGTAGTAAAGAATTAATTTTAAATGAACAAACAAAAGTATCAAAAGCCTACACAGGTTTACAATCTGATATGGTAGTAGATATGGTAAGAAATTCAGATTTTTTAGATTCTAAAAAAGACATTTACATAGAAGAAACATTAGGCAATCACAAATATGTTATGCCTAGACTTGACCCTTTTGGTGGTGTTGATATTTTAAGAAAACAATCCAGAAGTAAAAAATTTTATAATGCTGGTTTTCATTTTTATGAAACTTCACTAGGTTTTAACTTTAGGTCTATTGAAAGTATGTTAGCTATATCTGCTAACACCGCTAGGCCATCAGTCGCTGTATTTTCACCTGGCCCATCAAATGTAAGAGAGTCAGGCAATTATGATGTATTAAAAGAAATGACAGTGGTTTCTGATTATTCAATTAAAACACAATTTGACACACTTAAAAATTTAAGAAACGGCGTATATTCAAGTAAGTTATTATTGCATAATTTATTGGATAAAACAGTAAAAGAATTTAACTTTGATTATCATACCGAATTTGCTAAATCTCATCATACAGAACATGGCCCAAATGGTGAAAAATCAGATATGAAATTCTTAACGCCTCTATCTAAAATTTATAAAGATAAATTTATATCAGACAGTCCTGAAAGCACTATTTACTTATACACAGATACAACCAATTTGCACGATTTAGAATTTCCTCCCGTAGAAGATTACTTGCAGAAAAGTTTATCACAACATTTAGGTTTAGAAACATATAATTTAGAGATGACTGTACCTGGTTTTACTGGATTATCTTCAGGAGATGTAATATCCTTTATAGCACCACGTTATTCTTCATATGATCCTAAAGACCCTTTGGATAGAGATTCCTACGCTTCAGGTCGCTACTTAGTGTCATCAATAAGACACGTCATATCTCAAATTGCTAACAAACACACAATGCACCTACAATGTTTAAAAGACAGCGTTAATATACCTTATTCAATAGAAACAGTTGATACATTTACAAGTAGAGAAAAATCAGATATGGGCATTATAGATCAATACTCTTTAGATGAAAAAATATTAGATGGTCTAAGCACTAACAATGAACTATTTAAATAGTGAACTTATGAGAAACGCTCCGAGACCGCCGCTCCGACAATTTTGTATGGATAATAGACCAATGGCCATTTCACCACATACGAGAGGTGGCTACCATAAATATAGAAACAACCTATAACACTGAAAGGTCATATGTATAAACGAATTAAAGAACTTTTAAGAAAACTTACAGGCAAACTCTCATTTAGAGTATGTAAGTGTAAAAAATAAGAAGGTATGAAAGGTGGCCACTATGTATAGACGAATACTTGAGCGATTAAGAGAACTAAGAGATAAAGTCAGCGTAGCGTACACATTAAACAGCCAGTTTTGGTTATACGCCAGTATTATCTTGTTTATTTGCTGGTATACATATATGGAAAGGCCAGCGTAGAGGCCATTTAAATGGTTAAAAATAACGTATGTTGTTGTGTTATTATCAAACGAGCTAACGAGAAAAATTTATGAATAACCAAAACTTTATGGGACTTGGAGGGTTTCTCTGGTTCACAGGCGTCGTTGAGGATAGACAAGACCCACTTAAAGTTGGTCGTGTAAAGGTAAGAATACTCGGACACAACACAGAAAGCAAAACAATATTACCAACGGCCGATCTAGCATGGGCCAGCGTGATGATGCCGATAACGGCCAGTAGTATATCAGGTGTTGGCCAGTCACCGTTAGGTTTATTAGAAGGCAGTTGGGTGATGGGTTATTATAGAGATGGCCATTACCGTCAAGAGCCGATTATAATGTTTAGTTTACCTGGCAGGCCAGTAGAGTTGGCCGATTCCAGAAAAGGTTTCTATGATCCAAATGAAATATATCCCAAATACATAAACGAGTCTGATGTCAACCGA